TCTTCGTATGCCACCCTGCAAGAAGGCTACAGAGACAATCCTGAATGCTTTTTGTTTGTGGACTATGACGAGTTGCTGCAATCACCACAGGCGCAAATGAATCGAGTGTTAGAGTTCTTGGAGTTACCCCCGCACCAATTTGACTTTAACTGCATTGACACTCAAGTAGTAGCAGAACTGGATGATGCTGCATGGGGCATTCCCAATCTGCACAGCATTGCTCCTCGCTTGGGCAGACAGCACAACAAAACAGCAAAAGATATTCTTGGGTATCATTGGGACTCGTTTCACAAGCCACGATTCTGGATGGGTGAAACACAAGCAGAGATACCAAAGAAGAAAATTGATATCTCCGTGGAACTTTCCAAACAAGGACAGTTTGAAGAGTCGTATCGTGTACTCCAAGCAGCACAGGCAGAACGCCCTGAGTGCAACAAGATAGCATTCAACATGGGATGGTTTGCCTTGCGTGAAGGAAAACTTCAAGACGGCATGAACCTCATGTCGCGGGGACGATACGAAAACGCTTTTGGAAATCCCAAGCCTGATGTGCCTACACCCATATGGGACGGCAAGAGCATGGGAACTATTTTGTATTATCTTGAAGGCGGTTTGGGTGATCAGATTCATTCTTTGAAATACATTTCTGATCTGAATCGCCGTGGTTGTGATGTTATAGTGGCGTGTTCACCTGAACTGTGTCCCATTGTGAAGACTTGCACAGGCGTGAAAATGATTATTGATCATCGTGCCGCAGGATTGGTGTATCACGATTTTTGGATTCCTGCCATGTCTGTTCTCACTCCTTTGGGATACGAGTATTCAGATATTAACGGCAAGTCATACATTCCACGCACACATATGCCCAATGCTCCCCGTCCTGTGATTGGTGTGCGTTGGCAAGGTAATCCCAAGTTTGAAGACGAGCAGAATCGCAGGTTTCCATTGGAGCCGTTCTTTGAAGCACTACGAGACATAGACGCAGACTTTGTGTGTCTGCAACGGGATGAAGGTGAGGAAGACTGCCCTGATTTTATTCGTAAGGTAGCCTTGAATAATTGGGAACAAACACGGGAAGTCATATCAGGCTGTGATCTTGTAATATCGTCCTGCACAAGTATTGCCCATCTTTCGGGTGCTATGGGTGTGCCTACATGGGTGGTGTTACCTGTGCTGAATTATTATATTTGGAGTCCTGAAGGAGAAACATCTCCCTTCTATGATTCCGTGCGGTTGTTCCGTCAAGAAAAATTTGGAGACTGGAATGCTCCGATAGAAAAGTTGGGTACTGAACTTGTAACTACATACGGAAGGAGACAAGCAAATGAAGAAAATACGAATAGAAAACAACTCTGTGGTTGAGTGCATGAATGCAGACGAGGTTCCTGAAGGAGCCATGAACACAGGCGATTGGCGCGATGCGGTGGAGGTTCAACCTGAACTAGTTGCAGGAAAACAAGTCACCGATGGGCATTGGTTTGACTTAACCAAGACTCCTGTAGAAATTCTTTGGAATGTTAAGGACTTGAGTGTGGAAGATCGAAAGCAGCCTCTACTTTCTGCCGTAGATCAAAAGTATAAACAGCAACTCACAGATGTCGTGAACACAGCAAACGATCCAGCAGAAAGCACACAAGCCTTTCTACAAGCCATGATCGACAAGCAAGCCGATAAAGCGGTTGTGGCTGCTCTTACCACTCACCAACAGATAGACGATTACATAACAAACAATCCTTAATGCGAATAGCGTTCACTATTATTCATAATGGGCTTCATCACCTGAAGCATAACGAGCAAGCAGAATCCATACTTCGTGACTGTGATTGGTGGGTTGTGGTGGAAGGTGCTGCACGGTCAAACGGCAGCACTCGTTGGTGCAAGGAGTTTCCTTCGCACCTTCACGACAACGGCAGAAGCGTGGACGGAACGCATGAATACTTGTTGGAGTTGCAACAGCACCATCCCAACTTGGTGTATGTTCAGTCTGACGGCTTTTGGCATTCCAAAGATGTACAGGTGAACCGTGCAATAGAAGAAGTTCGTAAACTCACAGACTCCTGCTATCTGTGGCAGATAGACATAGACGAGCAATGGACTGCGGAATCCATGACCGCAGCAGAAAACCAATTAGAGGCTTCAGGAGAAATTGCAGGAGCATTCGCTGCTGACTGTCGTGTTGGAAAGAACCTACGAGCAATAGGTGATTGGGGTGAGTGCCGCACATACGGTTACATTCGCTTGTGGAAATGGTGTGGACAAGATTTTGTTTGCCACGAACCTCCTCTGCTTCAAGGTGCAGGCAAAGAAGCGGTATTACTCACGCCAAGATTCACTCATTACAACTACTACTTTGAACGGGATGTAGAATTTAAAGATAGGTGGTATGGTGGGCATGAAGGAATTTTAGAAAGATGGCAACTACTTAACTCCCTTACAAATAGAAGTTTCCCTCTTCATATTTCAAATTTGATTACGGGCGAGTGGGGAAAAACAAATAGTGCAATCGTTTGGTGTCCCGAAGAAAACTAAAAATTCAAAACTATATTTGAACGCCTGTGAACCTCGTGGTAGGGGCTACATACTCTACCAACCCTAACAATGGAGGCACTAATGACCAAGACTCTTCCCAGTTTCTATCAGCAATTCATCCATCTTTCAAGGTACTCGCGGTGGATTGAAAGCGAAGGCAGACGCGAAACATGGGAAGAAACGGTTGCTCGTTATTTCCTTTTCTTTGACGAGCATTGGGAAGAGAAGGGCATAAAGATTCCCAAGTCTGTTCGTGAAGAATTGGAATCCGCTATCCTGAATCAAGAAATCATGCCGTCCATGCGTTCGCTAATGACCGCAGGCGAAGCACTAAAGCGTGACAACACCGCAGGCTACAACTGCTCGTATGTGGCAGTAAACAAGGTGCGTGCGTTTGATGAAATCCTGTATGTGCTTATGTGCGGCACAGGCGTGGGCTTCTCTGTGGAGCGGCAGTATGTGGAGAAACTACCCACTATTGCAGAGCAGTTCAGCAGTAGCGATACCGTTATCGTGGTGAAGGACTCCAAAGAAGGATGGGCAAAAGCGTATCGTGAACTGGTTTCACTCCTGATTGGTGGGCAGATTCCGTCGTGGGACACCAGTAAGATTCGCCCCGCTGGTGCAAGACTAAAAACATTTGGCGGTCGTGCAAGCGGTCCTCGCCCACTTGAAGAACTGTTCGGTTTCACCGTTGATACTTTCAAGCGAGCAGCAGGACGCAAACTCACCTCAATGGAATGCCATGACATTATTTGCAAGGTAGCAGAAGTGGTTGTGGTGGGTGGTGTGCGTCGTTCTGCACTCATCTCTCTGTCCAATCTGACAGACGAGCGTATGCGTAATGCCAAGAGCGGTGCGTGGTGGAACGAGAACCCACAGCGTGCACTGGCTAACAACAGTGTGGCGTACAAGGAGAAGCCCGAGATTGGCACATTCATGGAAGAGTGGCTGTCTCTGTACAACAGCAAGAGCGGTGAGCGTGGCATCTTTAACCGTGAGGCTGCACAGAAGACTGTGGAAAAGTTGGGTGAGCGTCGTGATGCCACCTACGAGTTCGGCACTAATCCGTGTTCTGAAATTATTCTGCGTGACAAGCAGTTCTGCAATCTGTCTGAAGTAATTGTTCGCAAGGACGATACAGAAGAAACCTTGAAGCGTAAGGTACGGCTTGCTGCCATTCTTGGCACATGGCAGGCTAGTCTTACCCATTTTCCGTACCTGTCTAGTGATTGGAAGAAGAACTGTGAAGAGGAAGCACTGCTTGGTGTGTCACTCACAGGTATTCTTGACAACGCCATGATGCGTGACAACACCGAAAACTTGCAGCACATTCTTGAATCGCTTCGTGACCATGCCGTGGCTACCAACAAGGAGTGGGCAAAGCGGATTGGCATCAACCCCGCAGCGGCTATTACTTGTGTCAAGCCTAGTGGAACCGTATCGCAGTTGACTGATTCTGCAAGCGGCATCCACGCTCGTCACAACGAGTACTACATTCGCACCGTTCGTGCAGATCGCAAAGACCCTCTGTGTCAGTTTATGATTGACAAGGGCTTCCCACACGAAGTGTGCAATATGCGTCCCGACCACACAATGGTGTTCTCGTTCCCCATGAAGGCTGTGGGTTCTGTGACCCGCAACCACATGACTGCTATTCAGCACTTGGAGTTGTGGCTGGCGTATCAGCGGCACTGGTGCGAACACAAGCCCAGTATTACTGTTACTGTGCGTGAGCACGAGTGGATGGAGGTGGGTGCGTGGGTGTATAAGCACTTTGACGAGATCAGCGGTATTTCTTTCCTGCCCCATTCCGATCACTCGTACAAGCAAGCACCGTATCAGGACTGCACCAAGGAGCAGTACGAAGCCGCTCTTGCTGCCATGCCACAGGGCGTGGACTGGAGTGAAATGGTGAACTACGAGAAGGAAGACAAGACTGTTGGAACCCAAACATTCTCGTGCACTGGCGACAAGTGTGAGATTGTTGACCTGACCACATAAACTTCGCAGGCTTGTGCCCCGCAGGAGATAGCATCTCCCGCCCGACAACCCCCGTAAATGGGGGTTGTTTCTTTTCCTAAATATAGTATAGGAGATTATTCTAATGAGAACCAACCACAACACATTCCGTTCGCTCAACGAGAGCATTGCACGCATCCAAAACCCACAAGCCGCTTTGGATGAGGCTATGGAGTACAACGAACTGCTAGAAACAGTGCTGTTGGCTCTATGTGAAGAACTAGAACTTGATCCTAATGCCCTGCTGGAAGACATCCAGACACCAGAACGCGAAGCGGAAAGCGAAAAGAATCTGCGGAAACTGTCGCGCCGTGCAGGAGACTGGGCGACTCGCCTCCGTAACCAGACCAAAGGCAAAGCAGCAAGGGAAAGACAAGTAAAGGCTGACGCGGAACTTCAATCAGCGGAGGATCGTCATCGCAAGGAACAAAAGTCAAAGACCGTTTACGGCAAGGGCGGCAAGCCTGTCCGCAAGGGATCAGAAGACCACAAGCGAGCCATGAAGCGCAAACAGGATATGGGTGCCAAAAAGCGAGCCGATGCTGAACGACACGCACGGCAGAAAAGAGAAAGCGAAGCATGGCACAGGAGTCGGGCAGGAGATCGGGATCATCACGCACAGATGCAAGGCTATGAAGACGCAGCACATCGGCGTGGTCCCTACACAGGCGGGCGTGGCCCAGAGTACGGTGACTGAATGGAAGGCTGAAAACCGATCCCACACACCAAACCCCCGCAAGGGGGTTTTTCTTTTAGCACAAACCTTCAAGAAATTCCAACATTTTTGTGTTGGTGGGTGGGCTAGATATTTGTATGCAGAGAGGCTATGTTCCATCTCTTCTGCTGGCCCTCTCACTACTCTTCGGGGCATGTGACGAGGCATCGGTGTCGGTATACGACACACCACAGGAAAAAACTCCAGTAGGGATTCCCGCTACACACCTTCCGTGGTTCATGGGCGGCTTTTCCCTACTGGACGAGCAAACAGAGGAATTGGCAGTTGGTATGCTTGCCAAAGCCGATGGCTCTGAAATTGGTAGTGCAGTACTTATTGCACCCAATGTTTTCATTACCGCAGGGCATTGCATGGAAGACGGTGACGCTGACCTGTTCGTGGTGGGGTGCGAATCGTACAAGATTGTGGACTACCGTATGCACCCCAAATACAAAATTGGGGATCGCTTGTTCCAAGACGCAGCAGTTGGGCTGCTTGAGCGTAACTGCCCTGTTACTCCTGTTCCCATCATGGGCAAAAGTAACCGATACATTCAAGGCGAGTCGCTTACTCTGATTGGTTTTGGTGGAGGCTACAAACGCCGTAGCAATCCTGATGTGTTTTGGTACTACGGAACCCTGATTGAAGAACCCACAGTATTCAAAATGCTGCCAATCAACGGAACCCTGTATTTTGGCGATTCAGGCGGCGCAGTCCTGAACAGCAGGGGCGTGCTGGTTGGAATCATTTCCTCACTAGCCACCAAAGACTCTACCATATATGAAAACTCCGCTACTCGGGTAGACCTTGTAGCGGAGTGGGTGCGAGCAGTAGTTCTAGAGTTATCAGGAAACCCGTTATAGATGCGATGGGGTTTAGTCCCCTTCGTCTAGCACATCAGTCACAGGCACAGACTGTGCTGCTGCCTGTGCTGCGTCCAACTGCTTCTGTAGTTCAGCCTTTTCCTTGTTGGCAATCTCTAGTTTGGCTTCGGCTAGAATCACGCTGCTAGTCAGAGCGTGTACCTTCTTTTCCAACAGAGGGATCAGCACAGTTTCATTGTAATTTTCTGCATTGTTTTCTGGAATCATTATTGAATCCTCCTTTACCGTATTTAGTCAGGTTCCCTAAATACTGTTATGGTTATAGCAGGAATTGATTATTCTCTTTGTGGTCCCGCCGTCTGTTTGTACAACAACCCAGACGATTCGCTGCCGTGGGATCACACCAAGTGTTCATTCTATTTCCTGACCGAAAACAAAAAACAATCAGAAATTCGTACCCTGAATATTTACGGCGAGCGGCTGTCCGATTGGAACTCCGATCAGGAACGCTACGAGAGCATTGCAGATTGGGCTATTGACATTGTGATGGGTTGCTCCCATGTGGCACTTGAGGGGTATGCGTATTCTGCAAGTGGGCGAGTATTTCATATTGCAGAAAACACAGGCATCCTGAAATACAAACTGTACCATCTAGGGGTTCCTGTCACGATTATTCCACCCACCGAAGTTAAGAAATTTGCATCAGGCAAGGGCAACGCAGACAAGACCCAAATGTACGATGCGTTTGTGTGGGAAACAGGAATGCACCTGAAAGCAGTACTAGCACCCAATCGTAAAGAGATTGGTAGCCCCGTTTCAGATATTGTGGACTCGTACTATATCTGCAAGAAGATGTACGAAAACATCCGCGCTGCGAATCCCGATGGGGATTAAGGCTTGGGTGTGTTGTCGTACTTCTTGATGGTGTCAATGTCTTCGTTTTCAAGAGCATTGATGGACGGGCGAACCCATTCCTTCCACGCCCAAGCAAACGCAATCAGCACGATGGGCAAATACCATAGCACCCATCCCCAAGAGTTTCCGCTGTCACCACGCTGAATTTCGTGATCCAATCGCTTCATAATCACGCTGTCGCCACTGGAATCAGGAACGATTTGTGGAACGGTGTTGCAGGCAGTCAGCAGTAGTCCAAGCAGAATTGTGTATACGGCTTTCATGGTGTACTCCTTATGACTTGTTGGACGCAGCAGCAGAACCAAAATAGAATCCTACGATGCTTAACAAGATTTGACGGTTTTCAGAGGTGAACAGGTAGCCGTTGATTTCCACGAAAAACTTCTTGGTGCTTTGTGGAATCAGCCCAAACAGCCCTTCAGGAGTGGTTGCGTCTACTTCCACAAAAGTGGGCAGACCAAAGAACGGCAGGATGAACGGAGCCAAGAAAGTGCCGAACAGTATGGACAGCACGATTACTTGACGAACGCCACGCCCCACATCGTAGGGAACACGCTCTGCGGCTTTATCTTGGTTACTG